TGGATGGTATCTGCCTTCAACGTACTCATAGCGTCACCAATGTCCCGCCGCTTTCAACGGTCAGGGTCACGCCACTGTCTACAGTGAACGGGCCTGTCACGTTTGCGTTCTCAGTTGCAAGGATGGTTGTGTCGGCAGTCAACGACTGTGCGTTGGTACGGAACAGGCCACCGCCCTTGAAGTTACCCTTGTTCTGATCCGGCGGCGTCACAGACGAAGCGGCTACACCCATGTAAATCACAAAGATGTTGCCGGTGCCGCTAGATGGCGCTGCCGTAAATGTCAGAGTTGTGCCATCCGGCACAGTAAACGCATCCACGCTTTCCTGCACGACGCCATCGACAGACACGATAATGTCTTCTTGCGTGACCGCTTGGTTCAGGGTGAAGGTCGTAGTCGAGCCATCACCATTGAACTCTTGCGTGGCAGTCCGCGCCTGAAACTGCGACGTTATGGGGTTGCCAATAAACGGCATCAGGTGATCTCCATGATACTCAGAGTCGCGTCGATCTTGGCGGCAACGCTACAGTCAATCTTCAGTACATCTGTGGTTTGCAGCACAACCTTGTTGCCAGCCAACAGTTCGACCGACGATCCTGCCGGGATCGGGATGTCCTTGACCAGCAAGACCGTTTCGTTGGTTTCCGTGTCGGATGTGTCGGATACAAGCTGCACGTCAGCGGTCACCTGACTCGTGTGTACGTTACAGAGCATCAACCCCAAGACGATGCTGGTCGTACTCGACGGCACCGTATACAGGGTCAGCGGCGTACCAGCACTAGCTGGCATTGCTGCGTTCGTTTTTACTTTGAATGTATTAGCCATCTACTACTCCTTATCACCCAAGCGCAATGGCTAATGCCGTGGCTTCGTCTGCTGCCGCTGCGGCGGTTGTTGCACCGATATCAGATAGAACTTCCGATGCGGATCTGCCCTCAATGGATGTGCCGTCAATACGCAGAAAATCGTTGTCGGCAGCGCCAGATGTAAATACAGCTACATTGCCGTTGCTAATCCCCGTTGCTGCAACAGCGGCGGTTCCAAGACCAAGAGTTGTTCTTTGTGCGCTTGCGTCAGCGTCGTCAAGCAGTGCTTTACCAGCAGCGGTTAAATCATACGTTGCCGCTGTGCCGGAGCCGGTGAACTGAATACCCTTGTCTGCCGCAGAGGTTAGGCCAGCGAGTGCCGCAAGTTCAGCATCGTACGCCTGAACGTCACTGCCGATAGCCAGACCAAGAGTTGTTCTTTGTGCGCTTGCATCCGCATCGTCTAGCAGCGCCTTACCGGCGGCAGTCAAGTCATACGTTGCGGCTGTGCCGGAGCCGGTAAATTGAATGCCTTTATCTGCTGCCGAAGTTAGACCAGCAAGTGCTTGCAATTCTGTATCAAGTCGTGCGTTAGCTACGGTGCCGCTGGCAAGATTGCTTGCGTTGAGTGCGGTAAGTGCGCTGCCGTTAGCCGCTATGATATTGCCACTCGCATCAAGGAACACCGCTTTCTCTGCCGGTTGGGAGCAGAAGATGGTCTTGGTGCCGGAACTCCAGCTTACTGCGCTGTCGCTATTGCTGGACTGAAGAATCGTTGTACGAGCTAACGTCGTGCCAGACAACGTGTAGGTGCCGATACCGACCTCAAAGTCAGTGCCGTCTGTGCAGGCATAGTATGTCGTGTTGCCATCGCCGACAGACGAAAATGCCTCAAAACCAGTAACGGCACCGGCCAATGTATAAGTGCCAGTGCCGGTGGTAGTGGTCGTCTCCTTGACGCGATCCTTGAGTACCAGTGCCATGTTACTTCAACTCAATAGTGAGATTCCCTGCGTTGATGCGGAAGATATCGCCGTCGTCAATCGTCCTGCTGGCATCCAGCGCGCCAACAAACAGGATGTTGCCACTGGACGAGGCGTCCGCAATAAACACATGAGTAATTGTGTCAGCATCTGTGGTGCCTGCCGCCGGAAAGTCGATGTTGGCTGCGTTTGTAGCTGTCTGCGTGTCCGTAGAATCAGCGCCAATCGTTGTCCAGTTGGCTGCTGTGACTTGCACCCTTGCATAGTTGGTGAAGTCAGCCTCTGTTACAGAGCCTGTCTCTGCCGCAGATACCGCAGTTGCCAACCCGACATAGATGCTGTCGCCCGGCGAGGCAAAACTCAGCGAGTTGTTCTTGAATATGAAATCCAAGATTCTCCGCTCTAGGTAGTTTGTTGCTGCGTTGGATGTCGCCATCTTCTACTCCTTATGTCCGAGGCCGATCCGGCAGACCCCTGCGATACGCATCACTGTTTTCTCTAGCTTCTGCTAGATCCTTCAACCTCGATACAGCTTCAGTGAACTGCTTCTCGTACAACTGAAGCATGTCCTGTTCACCTTTCATGTAAATATACGCTTCGACCAACGAGCCGTAAAGCAAGGCGTTAGGAGCGTTGGTGCTCAACCAGGTGGTGCCACTATCGGCTCCCGCCGTGAGGGACGTGGGACGATAGTAATAGTGAAACTCACACACATAATTGCTGTCAGGCGTCGGCGCCAAAATTAAATTATCCACGTCAAACACGGCATAGTATTTAGGAGTACCTGTCGTCGCCGGATTCGGATTGTACTCCTGAATGTAGTTCACATCCTTGTGTAGCAGGAACTCCTTCGAACTACTGTTCGTAATCGACAGCGAAAACGAGGCTAAGAAATCTGTCGGCAAGGATAGGTAGGGATCGTTCTGCGTAACGGCGCTCGTGGCGTTCTTGCGAAAATATTCGAGATCCACCAACTTGAAGATGCGATCCTCGGCGGCTGTGATGAAGGTAGGCAGGTTTGTTACGAAGGACGTTTCCGTATTCTCCGTGTAATCCTGTATGGCGGTCTTCAGTTGTGCGAATGTAAATGCCATTTACTTCTCCAGCGTCACCGGCCCGGCAGTCGCATTTTCACCGCCCCCGCGTTGATTACCCGTGGTGGCGGTGCCGGACGACGCCGAAAAGGTGTAAAGGTTAGAATCCGTGACAGTAATCGTATACCCACTGGAATTCTCCAATGCAGCCTTCGTGAATCCATCAAATGCCTCCGCTTTTCGGAACCTTACAGTATCCCCGCTCGTGCGTCCATGAGAAGGCTCCACCACCGTGATTACGGCACTGCCTGAAGAAGCCGACAAAAATGGGTTAGCGGGTAAGAGTCGAGCGACTGCAACCTCGGTACGCTGATCGGGGCGTGGGTCATGAATGGCCTGCGGATCCGGGCCAACACGAATCGGCTCTAGCTGCGGATGTTTCGCTTCATACTCGTCTCTGCCTACTTTGGAACCATTCCATTCCGTAACCATCTCGACCAGTCGATACCTAAAACCTGACCGGTCGGATATTCCGTAAGCATCTTTGCCTGAAGCAAACCTCGCCATTAGTTCACCCGTAAATACTGCATGCTCGGTTGCAGCTTCAGTGCAACGCGATCTTCATCCTCATCTGCCGCCCGCTGGAACTCTTCTTCGTACACCGCCTTCAGAAGCTGCACCCTTTCTGGCGCCTTCTTCATGGCGATGTAGTATGCGAGGCCAGCAACCATGCACGGCAGGAACCGGAACGGTGCATCGGTTGTGTTAACCAAAGCATCCGCATCCTCAATGCGTTGCACATAATAATACACAATGCTGTCGCTCGAACTGTCAGGCGTCGGCCACAGTGTGATCTCTGGCGTGGTCTGACGGTTGTAGAAGAACTGGCTCGGACGGCCAGATTGCGACTTGTTGGGCAGGTGTAGATACTCGCCGCGTGACATACGGTCGAGTTGGTAGTCAACGCTGCTGCGACGAAGCACAACCTCCAGCAGGTCGGTATACGTTGCGTCGAACGCATACGTCGCCGTGCCAGAAGTCAGAGCCTGTGTTGCCTGCTTCACTGTCCACAGGTTCAGGCCACGATTGGCCCAGTCTGCAAACATCAGATTCCGAGACCGACGAGCGGTACGCGCATCATATCCGGTACGGACCTCTTGCCCGCATCGCTCGTACGCCTCTTCAATAATCTCTGCTACATCGAGGTCAAAGTCTCTGGATCCAGATGTTGCCATTTACTTCTTCTTCCGCATAGCCTTGCCGCGTTTTGCCATAACAGGCTTCTTCATCATAGCGCCGCCGCCGCGCATAGCCTTCTTCTTCATGCCCATGCCACCGCGCATTTTACGCATTGGTTTTTTCATACCCGGCATATTCAATTCTCCTCTGCTTTCGCGTTTCGACCAGACGACGGTAATCATCTGGGTCATAGTTAACATAGTAGTCCAGACGTTCTAGCTTTGCACTAGCATTGTCTAGGTCGGTAAGGCGTTGCACAAAGATCATGTTCAACCCCTTGTCCTTGAACGATAGCAGCCAGATGTCTACACTTGTTGCGGCCAACCACCCGTTCAATGCGAAACAACCTGCTTCAAGGTCGTCGTAAGTGTATTTGTCTCCGTAATTGCCACACACCACTACTTGGTATGTGTCGTCGAATGTGGCGATCTCCTCGTACACCGCATCCCAAATGTCACCAACTTCTTCTCGCGTTTTAACCTTCTCGGACAACCACGCATTTCGGGCAAAAGGACAGAGCGCGTTGCCGTTTACAAACTCGTCCGGCTTGCATAGCTCGTCAAGAATCCAGTCTTCAAGTATTCGTGCCAGTTGCATTACGAGTCGGCATTGTCATGGCACCAGCGGCTTCCTTGCGTGGCGAACACATGCCGCCATTCTTAAAGAAACCCATCTTTTTAACAGTCTCCGGAGACTCTTCTTTCAGCTTACGAAGACCTGCGCCTTTCGATCCTTTTGGAATTGGCTTCATTTCTTTTTCCTTCTTACTGCTTTTACACGCCGAGGCTTGCCGGCTGGTTGACCCAAACGCTTCTTCTGACTGATCCTGCTGCGCTTTTCAGCGGCTGTCATTTCGGAAGCTGTCTTGGGGGTTTTGGACGATATCCTCTTAGTGGGGCGGCAATATGGAGTACCCCGTTTTTCACCTTTGCGACGCCCACACGGCTTACCAGTCCTCTGGTCCTTCCAGTCTTCCTTGAACCATCTTTTAAGCGCAAGACCACTTTTTGTTTTCCTAACCGCCATTAAAGCCTACCTTGATGATGCAGGATCAAAGCTACAATCGATCCAAGTATTGACAGACAGAGAACTATAAATAACCCGATAAGGGTTCCTTCGACGATCTTCTTACGTTTTGCTGCCGCAGCTATCTCTGCCTCTCTCCTTGCTACCCTAGCCTTCGCTTGAAATTTTTGCCAGTCTCCCCACAATCCGGGGCGCCCCGCATAAATCATGATCTGCTTCAGTTGTTCTTCCTGCTCCCTGATCTTCTCGAGAGCCATGAACTCTTCGAGATCCGAACCGCCACCCTTCTTCTGCGCCTTCTGCTGGAGCTTTTCTTTCGCACCAACAAACTCTGCAATGGCGTTGCCGGCAGCAGCAATCTCCTTACCATTCGATACAGCTTGCTTGATTACTGCAAACGCTGCATTTGCTGCGGCCAGTTCGGCTAACATTAGTACACCTTTGTATTTTCATCCACGAGTTTGGGTAGACAGTACGCTGTAATCTGGTTGCCCTGCTTGTGAAGCACTTGGGCGAAGTAGGTGCACTCATTCACATCACGGAAGTACATGTCCTTGCTTACAACTCGTTTGTCATCTCCTATCCCGACATAGACCATCAACAGAAACGCATGGA